TCTTTCTGTGCACGTATGGGTGGTATGGAAGGTCCAATGAAAAAACCAAATGGTGAACCAACTCGCAAAGCGTTGGCACTACGTAAATGGAATTGCTAAACCATGGCACTTAAACACGTAATCAAACACACTGAAACAGAAATCGTTTTCAAATGTTATGTTACTGCTTCTGAGGGTGGTAATGTAACATTAAGTTTACAAAATGATATGACTAAACCAACACAACAGTATGTTACACCAACATCTGTTCCTAGTGAGACTAGTGGAGCACTAGTTGATTATACAGGATCTAGAGTTTACATTACTGGTCTTTGGTGGGGTTTGAAAGCAAATAAGCAGTTGGATATAACTAGAATTATAGACGCAACACCAACTTACCATAGTCATTATTATTTGTTAAATGCTGGATTTTATGATTTTACCAATTTCTCAGATCGTGTTTACGCTAATAAAGATTTATACTTGAGTTTTGATGGTCCAGGACACTGTATCATTCGCTTAAGAAAAGAGGGATGGGCATCTAAAGTTGAAACTGCTACATTCTCTATTTACGATAATATCAACGCTGTTGGAAGTTAATTATGGAAGAATTAAAGATAGCAACTCAGGTTGTTTTAGCAAATAAGTTTGTTTTATATTTCAAGGCACATTCATATCACTGGAATGTGGAAGGAATGTTTTTCTCTCAGCTACATGCCTTCTTTGGCGATCTTTATGAAGAAATTCATGCTTCAGTGGACGTCGCTGCAGAAGAATTAAGAACTTTACAAGCGTATGCTCCTATCAGTATTAATGAGTTATACAAATATAAAACAATCGAAGAAGATACAGAAAAACCAGCTTCTGCAAAAGAGATGCTGCAGAATCTATTGTTAGATAATACACAGGTGATTGAATCCCTAAATAAATTATTCGATGTTGCAACTGCTCAAAAGGCACAAGGTTTGGCTGACTGGGCTGCAGGAAGAATTGATACACATTTCAAACATGAATGGATGATCAGATCTCATCTTAAGGACTAAAATGAAGAGTTATAAAGAAATCTTAGAAGCACTAAAAGGTAAACAGCATAAAATCGATAAGAACAAGAATGGTCAAATCGATGCTCATGACTTCAAACTTCTACGCAAAGAAGAAATAGAATTAGATGAAGCCACTGTTAAAACACAAAAGTATTCATGGGGAACTATGAAGACTGTTCATCATGGTGCAGATTTCTCTATTCCTCTACATCCAGAACACCACAAAGAAATTGCTAAGTTGAAAGACGAACAAGAGCATCACTTTAAGACTGAAGATGGAAAATCATGGACTGCTCGTCGTAAAGGTGATGAAGTTCATTTCCAAGGTGCAAATGGTGGTAACTCTACTAAAGTAGGATTTCATACTATGAAAGAAGAGTATGAAAATCTTTATGAAGAAGACCATTCAGAATTAGCACGTAAGTCTGCTGAAGAATATCGTAAAGCATTAGCACGTGGTGACTCTGTTGCAGCAAATGCAGCAAACGCAGAACATATTCGTCACAAGAAAGCTGCAATGCTAATGCGTAAAAAGTCTCACATTCCAGGTGAGATCGAAGAAGCTACTAGAAAAGAAGAAGGTAAGTTTCACTCTAAGTTAGACACTCTTGTTCATAAGACTTTTGGCAAATCAAAAGAAGAAGTTAAAAAAGAAGAAGTTCAGTTATCAGAAGAACATATTGTTCATGTTAATGATGGTAGTAAGTATGGAGAGCAACCACACGACAAAGATGCTGAGCATGTAATGGCTGGTGCTAAGAAACATGGTGGTGAATTTGATGGTCACTCAGACAAGGGTGCATACTTTAAGTTCAAATCACATGAAGATGCTAAGAACTTCAAACGTCATGTAGACAGTTGTCCACATAAGACTTGTGATGCAGATCTACATGAGTCTGTAGATTTTAATAAATGGGTTAGTGGTGGAAAACAAACAACACCTAAACCACAAAAAGAAGTTGTTGAGAAAGAACCAGAAAATACAGTTAAGGGTTCACAGATTAAATTTTTGAATACATTCAGAGAAGAAAATCAGTTGGACGAAAAAATTAACCTTGCTAAAACAGGAATGGGTGATGTTATCAAAGACTTTCAAAAGTCTGATGCACCACAATTTGCTGGTAAGACTAAAGAAAAGAGACGAGAAATGGCTATTGCTGCAAAATTAGAAGCAGATCGTCAACAGAATGAAGGTGTGATTCAACCATCAGGTAGCGATGCTATGGAAGTTGGTATTGATAAACCAAAAGATACTGTTGTTCGTGATAAAAAAGGTAATTTAATTTCTTTCAAACATGAAAGTGCTTGGAAGAAATCAACTGGTACTGTTACTGATAAGAGTGGTGCAAAACATTCACCAATGTCACGTGCTCGTGATTTAGCTCGTTCAGCGATGAAAACAGTTAAAGAAGAAGAACAAATTGATGAACGTAATAAGCAAAATGCATTGATGCGCAAAACAATGGACGCATCTCGTGGTGCTCGTTACAAACTTAACAATCCAGTTCCACCAGCAGAACCTGAACATAAAACTGCACAAGCACACAACAAAGCAATTGGTCGTGCATTGCGTAATGAGGCTATTGAAACCCAGCACGAATATCATTTGCGCCAAGCTGCTTATCATGAAAAACATGGTAATGCTGAAAGAGTAAAATACCATAAAGATCGAGCTGCTGAAGAAAAGTCATCACACGATTGGACTAGAAGAGCTGAAGCTGAATATTTGCGTAGAGAAGAAGTTGAAGAACTAGAAGAAGGTGGTCATATTCCTGGAACTACACCATGGCACCACAACATAGATACTTCTATTAAAAAATTCAAGCCATCTAATGTAAAAAATAATAATGATAGTAATGTAATTAAGAAACCTGTTAACGAACCATCACAAAAACCAACTCCACCTGCTGGTGCTAAGTTTAAGTCTGTTAAAGAGTCTGTGCTTGATAAAGTTCGTTCACGTGTGAGTGGAGAACTTAAACAGGCATCTAAACACAGACAAGCATTAGCTGCAGCTCGAAATCAAGCTGCAATTGATAGAGAAAATAATCATGCAGCTACTCATGCTGCATCAGCTGCACACGATCAAGAACACTGGAGACAAATGACCAGATATCGAGACGATAATCATGCTGCAAAATTAGAACGTGATAAAGTGCAACAAGCACATTATAATAAACAGCGTGATAAAATTAACAGTGCTTTAATTAAAAAGGTCACTAAAGAGGAAACAAACGTTGAAGAACAAACTGGTTTTAGTGAGCAAGCACCTGTTGCTCCAGTTCCAGGACAAAAGTGGAAAGACCATGCAGTTATGGTTAATGGTAAACATCGTGTAGTTATTCATCGTAAAAACATTGGCAACTATTCTAAAGAAGAAGGTTGGAAAGAAGTAGCTCCAGGTCAGAAAGTTAAAGAAGATATTGATTTAGATGGCAACTATGTTTCTGAACCAATGTCTTATCAAGAATTTGCAATGATGATTGAGGGTCGTGCTCAATACATGGTAAAAGCGACTCACAATAAAACAGGCAATGTGAAAGTTTCTACATACGTGGCTGATAAAGATGAATCAGAGTATGGTGTACGAAGCAGAGCAGAGCGTGAACATAAACCAATGGGATATTCTATCAATAGCGTTCGTCGCAAAGATGTCGAGGCACATGGCGAAGACGAAGAAGATGAAACAGTTTCAACACAAAAACGAGGTCGTGGTAGACCAGCAGGATCTAAGTCTGGTGCTCGTGGACCTAGAATCAAGTAAAACAAAGGAGAAATCAAATGGCACTATGGACAAACGTTGACGAAGAAGCAGGTAAGCCAAAATACCTATCTTCAACCGACAAATCAAATACAGTTGGTATTAATACTCAAGAAGCAACTGCCAACAAACTAACTGCTGGTTGGAACCTAAAGACAACTGGTAGCGGTGGTCGTTCTGGTCGTGTATTCCATGAAGTATTAGTTGCAATGGGATCTATGACTGGTGACAATGATACAGTTTCACCAGAAATTACTATCACTGTACAACCATCTAATCAATCTGTTACTGCTCCAGCAACTGCTACATTTAGCGTAACTGCTACTCGTACTGGTACTGGCACATTGACTTATCAATGGCAGATTCAACAAGAAGGTGCTGGTGCGTGGGCTAACGTAACAACTGGTACTGGTGGAACAACTGCTTCATATACAACTGGTGCTACAGCAACTGGTGATGGTGCTGGTGCTACAGATGGCGATAAGTATCGTGTTCTAGTATCTTTAGCTGGTGCTGACACTAAGACTTCTAACGCAGCAACTCTAACAGTAGCGTAATAAATACATTATGTCGAGGGGATGGTTGGCATCCCCTCATTTCTGTGAGTTAGTATGATTGTTGAGAAGTTGAACGAAGATAATTTTCTACTTTATGCGATGCACTACTATGATAATCCACAATGTCATAGTATGGCTGAATTTGAAGAAGACTTAAAAAAGTTTCTATATCTGAAGAAACTTATCGGAAGATATAAAAACGCAGGTGAATTGAGAGAGCGTCTCATTCTCAATCACATCATCGTTCTCTATAATATATTTGGTAATGCAGCAACTCGTATGCTGTTTTACAAAATTGATGAAGAGTATTGGGATGTGTTAGTTACATTCTTATTGTATCTTAATCGCATGCCAGAAACTTTACCAGAATACAATGTTAGATTGTCTGATGTAAAGTTAGACGAGAAAATAATAGACGTCTTAAGGAAAATTTAATGAGTCGCATAGTAGACAATTTAATTGCATATCGAATTCTATCGATGCTCGTCCAAAATTTTGAGGACACTGATGCGTTCAAACTAGGCATCATTGATAAGAATGGTCATGCTCTTAAGAAGTCAAAAGATTTAACAACTGAAGCAGAAAAAGATGCATATGACTATTTGTCACGTCTTGTCTTCACGTTGAAGAAAATTATTAATAAACTTCCAGGTGGCGAATCAAAGTTGAAATCTTTGATTGCAGCACTTTGGTTAGTTAAAGAACAATATCAAAGTGGCTCTCGTTCAACTGCAATGTTGGAACAAAAATTTGTTTCGACTATGAAACTGTTGGATAATAGAGTGTCTCTTGTTGAAGAAGAAATTCTTGTTAAAAGATTTCTAGATGAAGAGGGCGAAGGTGGTGGCGGTGCTATTGCCAATGTAACTGGTGCAGCTGTAGCAACAAATGAACCTGTTGTTAAGAAAAAAGATATTAAGAAATATCAAGGCACAGTTGCTCGTCGTCCTGCATTAAATATTAAGGAAATTAAACCATAATGTGGTTTTTGATGAGTTTTATCCCAGACGCATTTCTTGCATGGGTTGTTAATACAATATTGATTGCTGGTGCAGTGGGTTTTGCTGCATCATTCTTCTTTGGATTTGTTCTTCGTTATCTTCCATCTCTCGCTCCCTATCGTATGATTATACAGATAGTGAGTATTGTTCTTTTAGTTGCAGGTGTATATTTCAAAGGTGGTTATGGTGTTGAAATGTCTTGGCGAGAAAGAGTTAGAGAATTAGAAGAAAAAATTAAAATTGCTGAAGCAAAATCTGTTCAAGCAAATGAAGATTTAGAAAAAGTTCGTAAAGAAAAAGTTAAAGTTATTCGTGATACCAAAGTCGTGGTTCAAGAGAAAATTGTAAAAGTGGCTGAAAAGTTAGACTCTGAATGTAAAGTTGATCCACAAGCAGTGAAGATTCTTAATGAAGCAGCAGGTAAAAAATGAAATCACTTTTGTTAATAATTCCTGCAATACTACTAACTGGATGTTTAACTAGCACTCCAGTAAAAAGAAATTTTCCAGAAGTTCCTAAAGAGCTAATGGAAGCGTGCCCTGATCTTAAGACTGTCCCAGACACTGAAAAGTTTTCTGAAGTTCTTAAAGTTGTTACCGATAATTATTCTCAATATCAAGAGTGTCGTATAAAAGTCGATACATGGATTGAATGGTATAAAACTCAAAAACAAATATTCGAGAGCGTCAAGTAATGGATACAGAAAGAATCGCAAAATTGGAAGCCCAAGTAGAAGCAATCAAAGAGGATGTTACTGAGGTGAAACATGACATCAAAGAGATTCATTCTCGCATCACTACAAGTAACAGAGAGATCGTTGACAAGATTGACGATATGCAAACTCGCCTTGAACACAAGATGCAAGCTAATGCAAAGATATCTCAAGACCAGCATGCTGAAATTACTAGAGATGTTGTGCAAGATTTAGAAAAGATGAACAGTCGTGTTTCTGCTCTAGAGCAGTGGAAATGGTATGTTATTGGTGCAGCTGCAGCATTAGGTTTTGTTCTGGGGCACATTAACGAAATTCTAAAGTATATAAAATAAAATTTGCTTTGTAATGTTGCATAGGGTATAATGTATACTCTATGGGTGGAGATTTATAATGTTATTCATTGATGTTAAGTATGCCAACTTGCTTGGTTCACGCTTACGAAATTTCAAACAAAAGAATGATTATCTCTGGAACTATTCGTGTCCAGTGTGTGGTGACTCATCTAAAAATAAGTTGAAGGCACGTGGTTACATTTATCGTGCAAAACAAGACTTATTTGTGAAGTGTCACAACTGTGGTCATTCTACAAATATTGGTAATTTGATTAAACAAGTTGATGTTAATCTTTATGACCAGTACGTGCTTGAACGATATAAAGCAGGTGCGACTAAACATAACTCGCATAAAGATGTTGCACCAATGATTCCAGAACCAAAGAAAGTTGAGTTGCTGGAAGATGATATTCTAGAACCATTGACTCGCCTAGATACATTAGAGTTTTCTCATCCAGCAGTAAAATATGTTTTAGATAGAAAAATTCCTCGTGACAAATGGCATCTACTTTATTTTGCTCCACGTTTCAAGAAGTTCACTAATGGTGTAACTCCTAAGTTTGTGGAACCAATTGTAGATGAACATCCACGAATGATTATTCCATATTTTACTAGAGCAGGTAAGTGTTTTGCTTATCAGGCTCGTGCTTATGGTAAGGAAGAACCTAAGTATTATACCATCAAGATTGATGAGACAGAAGAAAAGATTTATGGTCTTGACAGAGTTGATTTTGGTAAACGTGTTTATGTGGTAGAAGGACCAATTGATAGTTTGTTTCTACCAAATGCGATTGCTGTGTCTGGCTCTAGTTTTGACACACCAACTATTCGTCAGTTACTCACAAATGCTACGATAGTAATGGACAACGAACCTCGAAACAAAGAGATCGTTAAACAATTAGAGAAGTATATCGAGTTAGGTTATTCTGTTTGTATGTTTCCATCAAGCATTCAACAGAAAGATATTAATGAAATGATTTTACATGGCGGAATGACTCCAGATGAAATCATCGATCTAATAAATACAAACACCTATACTGGTATGGAAGCGAAACTGAATTTTAGTACATGGAGAAAAGTTTGAAAGTTAAATTGATTAGTTATAGTAAGCCAAGTCGTGAGATGTATGATGAGGGTCTTACAGATGCACAAGAACTTATCGCATTTTGTGCAAGAGTGTCAAATCCTTCCAACCAATTCAACACAGAGACATCAGAGAAGTTAATTCGTTATCTAATCAAACACAAGCACTGGTCACCACTAGAAATGGTATCTGCTTGTTTAGAGATTGAAACAACTCGTGATATTGCTCGTCAGATTTTACGACATCGTTCCTTTTCATTTCAAGAGTTCAGTCAGCGTTATGCCGACCCGACCAAGGATCTCTCATTTGTCCTGCGTGAAGCACGACTACAAGACGAAAAGAATCGTCAAAATAGTATTGAGATGGAACCAACAATTGGTAATGCTATGATTGCAGATGAGTGGAGAAATAGGCAACAAGAACTCATCCGCATGGTAGAAGACACATACACTTGGGCAGTTAAAAAGGGCATCGCCAAAGAACAGGCACGTGCAGTTTTACCAGAGGGTTTGACTGTTTCACGTTTGTACATGAATGGTACACTACGTAGTTGGATTCATTTTATTGAATTGCGTAGTGCAAATGGTACACAGAAAGAGCATCGGATAGTAGCACAGCAATGTGCAAAAATTATTGCCGAAGCATTTCCGATGGCGAATGAATTTGTAAATCAATAATAATAAAGTTGGAGTAGAAAATATGGATAATGTCGTGCATGGCATTAAGATAGATAATTCACGTGATGAGTTATTTGATGAGTTGGGTAAAATAAGATTAAAAGAAAGTTACATGAAAGATGACGAAACGTCGCCACAAGAAAGATTCGCATACGTTAGCAGCAAATTTGGTAGCAATCCAGAACATGCACAAAGACTATACGATTATTCCAGCAAACACTGGCTCAGCTACTCAACTCCTATCCTCTCTTTCGGGAGAAGCAAGCGTGGACTACCTATCTCTTGTTTCCTTAACTATATTGAAGACACAGCGGAGGGATTAGTTGATAATCTTAGCGAAACTAATTGGCTTAGTATGCTTGGCGGTGGTGTTGGTATCGGTTTTGGTATCCGTTCGGCAGACGATAAATCGACTGGTGTTATGCCTCACCTCAAGATGTACGATGCGTCTAGTCTGGCTTATCGTCAGGGACGTACTCGTCGTGGCTCTTATGCTGCTTACCTTGATATTAGTCATCCAGACATCATTAACTTCTTAGAGATGCGCAAGCCGACAGGCGACCAAAACATGCGTACTCTAAACATGCATCATGGTATTAACATTCCTGATGCGTTTATGGAAATTGTTGAGAAGTCAATGATTGATTCAGATTTTGATGACTCCTGGAATCTGGTTGATCCAGCTTCGAATGAAATTCGTGAGACTGTTTCTGCTCGTGAGTTGTGGCAACGTATTTTAGAAATGCGTATGACTACAGGTGAACCATATCTACATTTTATTGATACGAGTAATCGTTATCTGCCACAATGGTTGAAAGATAAGGGGTTGAAGGTTCATCAATCTAATTTGTGTTCAGAAATTATTTTACCGACTAACGAAAAAAGAACAGCGGTTTGTTGCTTATCTTCTCTAAACTTGGAGTACTATGATGACTGGAAATCAGATCCTCTTTTCCTTGCTGATGTTGCAGAAATGCTTGACAATGTTCTTCAGTATTTTATTGATAATTCACCTTCCACCATCAAGAGAGCAAAATACTCAGCCATGCGAGAAAGAAGTATCGGCATCGGTGCGTTGGGTTGGCATGCCTACCTGCAGAGAAAAAATATTCCATGGGAATCAAGTCAAGCAGTTGGACTTAACAAATCAATCTTCCAGAATGTAAGGGAAAAGTTAGATGCAGCGAACAAGAAATTGGGATTGGAACGTGGTGAGGCTCCTGATGCAGTGGGTACTGGGAATAGGTTTAGTCATCTTATGGCTATTGCTCCCAATGCTTCTTCTTCCATTCTCATGGGCAATACTAGTCCTTCTATTGAACCTTATCGTGCCAATGCTTATCGCCAAGACACTTTATCGGGTTCTCACTTAAACAAGAATCGATATCTTGATAAAATTATTCAGAATGAATCTAGCAAACATAAAGAAGGTTGGGCTGATGAAGTATGGAGTTCCATTATTGCGAACGATGGTTCAGTTCAGCACCTTGATTGGATGGACGAGTGGACAAAAGATGTTTTCAAAACGTCTATGGAAATTGACCAGCGTTGGGTCGTCCAACATGCCGCAGACAGGCAGGTATTTATAGACCAAGCACAATCATTAAATGTTTTCTTCCGACCAGACAGCCATGTGAAATATATTCATGCAGTGCATTTTATGGCATGGAAACTCGGTTTGAAGACTATGTACTACTGTCGTTCAGATAAGATTGCCAAAGCAGATAAAGTTGCTAAGAAAATTGAACGTGAAGTAATTAAAGAAATCGATCTTCAGGCACTTACTACAGACGAAGGTGCGTGTCTGGCTTGCGAGGGATAAATGGACGCACATACACTCTCAGAAAAGATTATGAAGTATTGGATGTGTATTGTACCAAAACATAGTGGTGAAATTACTAAAAACAAAGAATCAATTAAAGTTTGTGTGATGACGAATGAAGGACTCCGTGAAGTGGTTGGAGTCCATATTCAAGACAACTTCATACAATTAGAACTGGACAAAGAATAAAATGATAAAGAAAACAAATAAACTCACAGACGAACGCACATACTTTAAGCCATTTAACTATCCATGGGCATATGATGCTTGGTTGAAACACGAACAAGCACATTGGTTACATACAGAAGTTCCAATGGCAGAAGATGTTAAAGATTGGAAGAAGAAATTAACTAAAGAAGAAAAAGAATTTCTAACAAACATTTTCCGTTTCTTTACACAAGGTGACATTGACGTGGCTGGTGGATATGTAAATAACTACCTACCATATTTCCCACAACCTGAAATTCGTATGATGTTGATGGGTTTTGCTGCACGTGAAGCATTACATATTGCAGCATATAGTCATTTGATTGAAACGTTGGGGTTGCCTGAAACAACTTACAATCAATTTTTAGAATATCAGGCAATGAAGGACAAACACGATTATGTTATCGAGCAAAGTTCGAAGAACAGTACTGTTGAATCGACTGCGCAACACATCGCCATCTTCTCTGCTTTTACAGAGGGTATGCAGTTGTTTAGTTCTTTTATTATGTTGCTTAATTTTCCTCGTCATGGCATCATGAAAGGTATGGGGCAAATTGTTACTTGGTCTATTGTTGATGAAACAATGCATGCTGAGAACATGATGCGTGTATTCAAAGAATACATTAAAGAAAACCCAGAGATTTGGGGTGATGAGTTAAAGAGTAAGATTTATTCTATCGCTGAAAAGATGGTAGAACTTGAAGACAAGTTTATTGATTTGGCATTTGCTAATGGTGAAATGCGAGATCTTAAAGCAGAAGACGTTAAAGAATACATTCGTTATATCGCAGATCGTCGTTTGATTGGTCTTGGTATGAAAGGTATTTTCAAACGTAAAAAGAATCCTCTACCATGGGTTGAGGAAATGATTAACGCACCAGTCCATGGCAACTTCTTTGAGAATCGTGTAACTGATTACGCAAAGGGTGCATTGTCTGGTTCTTGGGATGACGTTTGGGGAAAAGCACATGCTTGAATCATTGAATGAACATATTAATAAAAAGTTACCTTGTTATGTTGAACGAGCAATAAAGCCAACATTTAACTGGGAAGATGTGATTGGTCTTCTACAGTATTCTGCTGACAGTGATGTTGGTAATCCAATCGGTATTCTTAATTACAAATTACCAGATGCGCATTTAATTCAAGGTATTCAGTTGGTGAGAGAATATCTAAACGAGAACCTAGATAAGAAAATCGCAAATACTCAAATGTGCGTGACAATGTCCATTAGAGATAATCCTTCATATAAAAATGATTGCGATATGATTATTTGGGCAACACAGGGTATTACTGAGTTTTCATTCGGAGAGGGTGAAGATGAAGTTAAGCGTTTATTGCAACCTGGAGATATTATCTACGTACCAGAAGAATTAGCATTTAAGATGACACCAATGAACTCTCGTGCGTTTGTGTCATTTGGTTTAGAAAAGGTTAAAGATGACAACAAAGATCTTTGAATGTGAAGAATGCGGAGCAAGGGGTAAGATTATTCTTAAATCAGAAGAAAGATTAGAGGATATCGTGTACTGCCCTGTTTGTTCTGCAGACATATATGAAGAAGATGATTATGAGGAAGACGAATAAATAGTCAGTTATGTTACTGATTGTTTATTGAATGTGGACTTATAATAAAGAAAGTATTGAAGAATTACCAGAAGATTGTGTTGGATTCGTATATTTAATTACGAATCTAACCAACAATCGTAAATATATTGGTAAAAAATTAGCTAAGTTTGCTCGAACTACCACTAAGACAATAACTCTTAAGAATGGTAATAAGAAAAAGAAAAAGGTTCGTAGCAAAATTGATTCTGACTGGCAAGATTATTTCGGTTCCAGTATCGAGTTAAATAAAGATGTAGAACTCTTAGGTAAAGACAACTTTACTCGAGAGATTTTATTCTTCTGTAAAAGTAAAGCAGAATGTTCATATATTGAAGCACGTGAGCAGTTTGCCAGAAGAGTATTAGAATCAACTGAATACTATAATAATAACATTATGGTTCGTATTCATGGTTCTCATATTTTAGGAAAACTATGACGTATCTATTATTTGGAGTTGCGCTATCACTGTCAGCCATCGCTGCATACTATGCAGTCGCTGGTTTGATTGCCATTTTTGCTGCAGCTGCAATACCAATTGCTATTATGGGTTCATTGCTTGAAGCATCGAAACTCGTAGTTGCATCATGGCTTTATAGAAATTGGAAAGAAATTCCAAAACTATTAAAGACATACTTCACGATAGCCCTGATTGTTTTAATGTTACTCACATCGATGGGCATCTTCGGTTTCTTATCAAAAGCACACCTTGACCAAGCAATTCCTACTGGAGATGTTCAGGCTAAGTTGGCATTGATTGATGAGAAAATTAAAACAGAAAAGGAGAATATAAATGCAGCTCGTAAAGAACTTTCTCAACTCGATTCTCAAGTTGATCAAACCATCGCCAGAACCACAGAAGCCAGTGGAGCAGAGCGAGCCATCACCATCCGTAGAAACCAGCAAAAAGACCGAAACAGAATCCTCAACGAAATCGGTGCAGCGCAAGCCAAGATCGCAAAACTCAACGAAGAGCGTTCGCCAATCGCAGCCGAAGTCAGGAAAGTCGAAGCAGAAGTAGGACCAATTAAATACATTGCTGCATTAATATATGGTGATAACCCAGAAACAGATGTGCTCGAAAAAGCAGTTCGTTGGGTTATCATCATGATTGTTGCTGTATTTGATCCATTAGCAGTTTTAATGTTGGTCGCTGCAAACTGGAATTTTCGTAAAGAAAAAGGTATTGTTATTGAGGAAGAACCAAAACCAAGTAATACTTGGATGAAATTCTTTAACAAAGAACCAGCTGTTGATTTTCCAGAAAAAGAAAATATTACTGAAACACCTCAAATCAAAGAAATTGTTATTCAGGAAAACATAAA